AACAAAGTTTAAAGCTTACGGTGGTGGATACTGGATAAGAGTCGAACGCGGATTTAAGTGGTGTACTGGTTCTACTTTTACAAACGTAGGCGCAGACTGGACTGGAGAAATCGAATTAAACGTATCAATTATAGACCATGAGTAACCAAAAAGCCAACGTTGGCACATTTACAGATCAATGTTCGTCGAAGAGCGAAAGGATTAGTGAACCTTAACGGAGACCTAATGAAAACATTCCCTTAGCCAGATCGAACATTTTTCTTTTTGTGGAAAATCAGAAAAAATGAAGGTATTAATAGCTTGCGAGTGCAGTAATACAGTAGCTAAAGCCTTTCGGGAACGAGGGCACTATGTTATTAGTTGCGATTTGTATCCGAACTGGGAAGACCCAACGTACCATAAAAAAGTAGATGTGCTAACACTTCTAGATCAAGATTGGGATATGATGATAGCGTTTCCGCCTTGTACGCATTTAGCTGTTTCAGGAGCTAAACACTTTGAACTAAAACAGAAAAAGGGTTTGCAACAAAAAGGTATCGACTTTTTCCTTAAGTTTACAAAGACTAATATTCCTAAGTGGTGTATCGAGAATCCAATAGGAATTATGAGCGAAATATATAGAAAGCCAGACCAAATTATCCAGCCTTTTTATTTTGGGGATAAAGCTCAGAAACCAACTTGTTTATGGCTTAACGGATTGCCGAAACTGTTTCACGCTAAAGAAGATGACTTATTCGCTCAGAAAACTCATGTGGACAAAGGCGAGTTTGTTATAGTTGGCGGCAAGAAAATGCCGAAGTGGTATAAAGAAGCTAAACACAGCGACAAAGCTAAAACATCAATAGCAAGAAGCAAAACATTTCTAGGAATAGCCAAAGCAATGGCAGAACAATGGGGATAACTAAAGTAAAAACTAATTATGGAACAAGAACAAGTGATAAAACTAAAAATAACTACAGGCTGTCCTGATATGCCAAGCAACTCAAAGCCTAGATTGCAAGGACTTTGCCTTCGCCAGCATCACTACATAAATAATATGGACAATCCAGACGAGAACTTTTACAAATACGTAGAAGTTATAGTCATTCGCGTCCATGTGAAAGATATCTGGCCTTCTGAAGATCGTTTTGATTTCTCGCAGATTGACGATATGCTAACTTGGGCAAGGAAAATGAAGTCAAGGGGACTTAATATCAAGTTTAAACTTCGTGTAGTTGCCGGAATGTTATCTGGCGAATGGCTTATTAACAAGTGCGACAAATTTTTATTCGAGAAAAGTGGATACGAGACAACTCCCGGATTCGAAGATGCGTCAGATTACTGTCCTTCTTTTTGGGGAGATACTTGGCTAATGTATTGGGAGAGGTTAATGACAAAACTCGCAGATCACTATGACGAAGACCCATATTTGAGCGAAATAACTGTAACTGGTTCTGCTACCGGAACTGGAGAGCCAATGATATGGGGAATAGGCAATAATGATGACTATGCTGTTCGCAGAGATCAGATGATTGCTGCCGGAGCTAATCCAACCAATACGCTTTCTGCTATTTATAGTTGCATTGACATAATGCAAGTATTCAAGCGAACTAATATAGGTATTCCACTCACAGAATTTCAGCATTGCGTTAAACCATTCTTCCAGGAATTGGATACAGCTTTCGAGATTGGAGAGTACATGGCTAATCTTTTCAAAGGAAGATGCGTACTCGGAAACAATGGGCTTCGTGTTTCAGATAGCACAGGCGGAGATAAATGGACTGCGCCAGATGGAGTTATGTGGCAGCTTCAGATGCATTATATCCACATGAAGTTCAAGCACGGTAGTGGAATCTATAACCAAACTGCTTCTGTAAAAAACATGGGCGGAGAAAGCAATATAATCCCAACTCTTAATGCTGGACTTGGTTACATGGATGGCATGGTAGAGCTTCCTGGTGGAGAAACGGATATAAAAGGTTATCTTAATGTTGCCCAACTTGCTTTGTATGAACATTTATATAAGAAAAATGAACCTAACTAACGAAATATTATTAGTTGTAATCATAATGGCACTTGCATTAGGATTAATAAAGTATCTTGATATGGACAGGATATGGAAGGTAGTTTTTACTTCTATTGTCATAGTCGTAGGAATCATATACTTTGTTAATCTTCTTCTTTCTCATAAATCGGGCGCATAGAGTTCTCTTAATCCCGCTCCTTCGGGACAGCCGATTCTGAGGCTCTATGACGCTCTTTAAAAATCCAACCAATTTTTTTTGTGGAAAACTGTATTTATGGGAGAACCAAGAAATGCTGAAGATATTAAACCAGCAACCAAGATAATTTTCCAAGTCTATAGGCGACGATGGTACGGAGATTATTTATTTTGTGTCTGCGATGAAGTTCTGACATTTGACGATGTGGTCATAATGAAAATTGCTGGAGATGTAGTAGCAATTATGCGCAAACAAGATTTTTCTTACGCTTTAAGTACAATAACGAATGAGAAATCAGTATGAGGGCGGAATGATTAGTTTAACAAACCCGGTGAATAATATCTTCGGAAGTATGGCGACTGCTATACCTAACGTAAATGTAGGATTCATTCCTTACAATAGTGAAGGTGATGTTATCTTGACTGGTAACTCGCCAATGTGGAAAAATCTTCAGAGTAAGCAAATGCAATACTGGAGTTACCTTTATTGTTCCCCGTTGGCTTCTGTCATTGACCGCCAGACAAATGCTGATCTAAACGGAGAGATAGAAATATTGGATGATAAACGAGATTATGATACTACCAGATATGGTAAAGCTGTTAAGAAACGTTTGCTTAATCCGAACCCAATGCAAGATTGGTACGAGTTTCGTGGGCAGCAAATGATATACAAGAAGGTATATGGCTACTGCCCTGTTTACAAAATGGAGTTCGTTTCTTCATTAGACAAGACAACTACATTATTCTGGAACATGAATCCGATTCTTTTAACTCCACAGAAAAACGAACATTTTTCTCTTTTGCGGAATCCGAATCCTATCAAAGAGTGGGTGCTTGATATGTCTTGGATGGACGCAGACGATATAGTTATTCCTTCGGAGAAAATATTTATTGTCAGAGACGGTTACATGAACGCAGTTGATGAGTTGGGACTCCCATTGTCAAAAATAGCAGGACTCGAGTGGGCTATAAGTAATATAATGGCAGGGATGGAAGCTGATAACGTTCTTTTAAAGAAGAAAGGACCTTTGGGATTTGTTTCACAAGATTCCAGTAAAGACCCGGTTGCTGGATATGTACCTTTGAATCCTAAAGAAAAGAAAGAGATTCAAGACGACTTGACGCAATATGGACTATCCTGGAGTCAATGGCAATACGTAGTTACAAGACATGGCTTAAAGTGGAATCCGATGTCTTTTAATGCTATTGAACTTGACATTAAAAACACAATTAGGCAAGGAATTGATATGATAGCTGACCGCTATGCTTATCCTGCTGAGCTTATGTCTGGCAAAAATGCAACTTATGAAAACCGTACCAGTTCAGAAAGATGGCTTTTAACAAATGTTACTATCCCTGAAAACAAAAGGGATATGCTCAAGTATACAACTTACTTTGAAACAAACGTAACTTGTTACTTCGGTGATGTTGCCGTATTACAAGACGCTGTAATGGCTGCTGGTCAAAGTTTGAAATACAGAACTGAAGCTTTGGATTTGCAGTACAAGTCTGGACTCATTACAAAAAACCAATACCTTCAGGCTTTGGAATATGATACAGTTCCAGATGGAGACGTATATTATACTGCGCCGAATGTAGAAGTTGCAGCTCCAGAGCCAGTTGACCCTAATGTAAATAATTGATATGAAAAAGGACATCAAAGATTATCTGCATTTGTATTTGGGATGCGAAATACAGGGCAACTATATGGATGAACCATGTAAAGGTTATTTAACGGGGATAGGCGAATATCAAGCCGAAATACAATTCATAGTTAATGGCAATGCTGAAGAAGAGCCAGCATACAATAGGTATTCAGAGGTTAAACCCATCCTTCGCACTTTAAGTGATATGACAGAGGATGAAAAGTTATGGTGGTTTAATTCGGTAAACGATGGTAAGCGCAAACTGGTTGAATCTGAATGGGTTTCTGAATTAAACGGAAAAGCTTGTGAGCCTCATTGGACTCTTTGGACTGATGATTATAAGATTGGTCGCATGGGTTATACTGTTGGCATTAATAACAGTTTTAAGCCGGAACAATTCTTTTGGCTTCTTTCAAAACACTTTGATTTATTCGGATTGATTGAAGCAGGGATGGCTATTGATAAAACAAAGCAAATAATAAAATTAGAAAATGAAGACACTTCATTCAAAGATCGTAGAAGCTAAACGCAGAGCACCTTATATAATGAGGTCTTTAGCTGTTGCTACTGATGCGTATCATGCTCCAGAAACATTTTTGGAGTTACTTGGACAACGCAAAGTAAGAGGGTACTCTTCTATATGGACGAGTAAAAATGATTACGGAGAAAGGTTTGTAAAGGGTGCGTGGAAAAGAAGTATTGACTTACGAGGTCCTAAGTCAAACGCAAATCAACAGATAAAGTTTCTTCGCCAGCATAATCAGGGCGACCCTCTTTCTCTTTTTGAGGATTTGCAAGAAGACGAAATTGGTTTATTTTTTGAAACTAAAGCGCTTGACGATGTTGATAGCGCTGATAGAGTTATTATACAACTTCGTTCTGGGACATTAAACAATTTTTCTAATGGATTTAATCCAGTATGGAGTAGTGCAGAATATGATGAAAAAGAAGATACCATTTGGTATAAAGAAGCTAATCTTCACGAAATAAGTGTTGTTGGATTAGCGTCAGATTCTGAAACATTTGCTTGCAGAAGCAGAAAGGAATTTGATGATGCTCAAATAGAATTGTCTGATGAAATAGAATATTTCATCAAGTCGCTGCGCAAAGATTCGCAGCTCGAAGCACGAAACCTTTTTGCTCGTCAGAAAGCACTCTTTGAAACCAACTCGCATATTGCACTTGGAAAAAAAGACCCGCTTAAAAAGAGCGTAGATTATAATTATTTACTTCAAAATTTTAAAAGATGAAAAGAACATATTTTAATCCTTCTTCTTTTGCGGCTAAAATGCCAATAAGAAGAACTCGGTTAGGCTTCGCCTGTTACAAAACAGACGGTGGAAGTGGCGGTGATGATAAAGATGATGAAGATGCTAAAAAACAGCTTCTCATAGAGGTTCGTGCCGCAGCCAAAGCTGAACTCAAAAACGATACTTTGTACAAAGAGTTTGAAACAATGTCAGAAGCATGGAAGAAGTTTCCTGTTGATAATGTTCGTGCTTTGTGCGATGATAAGACCGGAGTTATTGCTCGTTTCGCTGCAATTGACGCGAAGATGATTGAGCTTGAGCAAAGAGCTGCAGCTTCTGGCGGAAAAGAATTGACACTTCGTGGTCAGATCGAAAAATGGCAGAAAGATAACAAAGAGTCTTTGGATGGTATCAGGAATAAAAAGAAAATGAATCTCGAAGCTCTTGAAATAAGAGTTGCAAACGTTCCGATGCTTCCTTCAAACACTTACGTTGCCGGTTCTGTTCTTCCTG